AATTCCAAAAATCATAATATAAATTTAATTTATTTCCATCCTGTGCTGCGCCAGGAGTTAGATATACAGTTAGAGTTGTTCGATCGATAAATCTTTGAATAAAGAAAGAAGTAGGAGTTCCTTTTGCAGATTTATTAGAATAACCTTGATACTGAGATCGACTCACTTCAGTCATTGGAGAATCAATACTCGTAGAAGTGATTCTATAATTAACCTCTAATATATTATCCATTCCAGTACCATGTTGAGTAACTGCATCCGCACTTGAATGAGTAGCCGCAGTCGTACCATTAGATCCACGAACTCCTCCAGTAAGATTCGCTGCTCCTGTTGTTGCAGATTTTCCTGTATATCTAATCGTTTCAGAGTTAACAGTAATTGTTCCTCCTCCTTGATCCGCGCCAGGCATATCTGTAACTTCTGTTAAAGGAATATCTGTAACAGCTGCATTAATTCCTGCAGATAAAGTCGTTGTTAATCCGTTGGAAGCTCCATCAGATGGAGATCTATACGATGTATAAACGTTCGTTCCATCTACTAAAGTAAAACCTTGATTAGCTATTTCCCAATAATGAAGTCCTCTATTACTCCATTCAGAAAATAAAAGATTTAAAGATCGTTTAGCTGTTTTTAATTGATAACCGGAAACATTTATAATTCCGATACGTTCATAAGATTCTTCTACAATTTCATCAATCGGAAGAGTCTTGTCAAAAGTGTATGAGTGAGAAGTAGTGTTAGCCATGTAACCCTACCCGTCATAGAATACTGTTACACCAGCTGCCAAATCTGCACCAAAATTAACATATGCCCCTGCATCAAACAAGACTCCATTATCAGGAATGTAGGGTTCAATTAAGTCAGTTGTGCTAGTACTTGTTGGAACCGTTAATAAAGTTGTTCCAGTTACAGATGTATTTTTAAAAAGAAGATTTCCAGCAGTTGCCGCACTTAAGCCTTGTAATCCTCGAATTCTAGTTCTGCCTGCAAATACTGTACCGGTTCCCGTTTCACCAGCGGTTGAACTGCCAAGAACGCCAGCTATAACAGCTGCATCGGTAGAGGCGCTAGTTGTAATGGAAGCCACGGTATTAAAATAACCACTACTTGATGCTGCAGCGGTATCTGCTCCAGTGACTACTTCAGTTAACGCATCTCCAACAGCATTGGTTCCTACTACTGTGAAAGTTATTCCTGTGTCATCACCAGCTGAGGTAATAGTAATTATTTGGCCAATATTATCGCCGGACGTATAACTACCCCCAGATGCTAATGATCCATTAATTGTTAAAGCTGCTGCACCTGAAATAGATGCTGTCGTAGAAATTCCATTAGGATCTGCTGCATCAACAGGTCCAAAAAATTTCGATTTTACATTTGATACATTTGGCATAATTCAATTCCTTTAATTCTCTAAGCCCCCGAAGGAGCTTAGAATAATTTATTAGTTCGTGTTGTTAACTCTTTGCAACCAATCAATTGTCAAATATGAAGTACCAGTCGTAGGTGTGTCTGCAAAATTAGCAGTCATTACTACTGATTTATCCACTTCATATCCTGAAGCATCGTCATCGGATACATTCATACAGTTGTCCTGTTGTGTATCATCTTGATACATATACGCTGGAACATGCATGGAACCTAATGCCTTAACATCTGTTGTTGCACTTCGTCCTGCAAAATAATCAAGATCATGAGTATTTGTAGTAGAACCTGCTGCTTGCGCAACATTTGCTCCAATCTGCATAAACATGTTTTGATCATATACTACAGTGTTATTCTGACGAATATCTGTGATTCTAGAAAATGGTGGAATCACGATATTGTTAGCTAAGTTTTTAGCACTTGTAGTAGATGTTTGAGACAACGGATTTTCGTTGAACATTGATCTAGCTAGAACAGAAACTGCTCCAGTTGTTAAAACACCCCACTCAGTTGTACCTAATGTAACAGCATCGTACGTAATCGCTGTTACAGTTTTCCAAGATTTAACAGAACTAACTACACCAGCACTTGCCATTGTTATATCTTCAGTTTGTGCATTACCTAAGATATCTGTTCCAACGACACTTGCAACCTTTCCACTATCTGATCCTGAAGTAGTAACTGTAATAAAAGATGCCATTTCAAAACCACCCACGGCAGTAATGCCTGGGACATTTTGAGTAGCGTCTACAAATGTAACTGTGTCAGTTCCAATGGGATTAGCTGTAGTAGTTGCTAATTTGTTAGGGTCCGTAGCGTAGGCAATACTATTAAAATCAAATGGAAAAGACATAGAGTTCTTTACGAACGCAGCGTCTCTAACATTTGTTCCAACAGTTGTACCCGTATTTACTTGTATCGGTCCTGTTGTAATAGGTCCCGAAAAGTTTGTTTTTGCCATGATTATAATCCTCCTAGTTAATTTAGATCTAGTCTCTAGGCCGTCGACTATACGCGTCTAGATCTAATTAAATAATTGTATAGTATCTAATCTATACCCCAAATTTAAATTTGGCGCAAGCGATCTTGTAGTAAAAATTGATTTTTGATAGCGCTTAAGTGGCTATCGAAACTTCAGCCTTGGCGCTGTTTACTTTGGTCTGAAGCGTTTGCTCTTCAAACTCTTTGGCAATGATCTCTTTAATAATATCCTGGATTTTTCTATTAATTTCAATCATCCTGATATTATGCTTCCCGTCCTTCAGATGCTCTTGTTGCCACTCTAGTTCCAAGGACCGTTTCGTATTGTATAGGTCTTCGGTCATCGTTAACCTCCTCATAGGTTATCCATTTACCAGTCTTACTAGTAAATCCATCTTTCTCGAACTTTACCTCATTTTTTCCCAGTTTGTCAAGGATTGATTTTTCAATATCTATAGCTGTATCATCGCAATTGACGTTAAAGTCAGCACAATAGCCGTGATATCGAATCTGTACTCGAAAGTTTTTCATGGGTAATTTCTATCTTTATAGTCGAAATGGGGCGGTTTTGAGACCGCCCCATTAATTTTTTAGTTATTAAGCACCTTCAACGCCAAATATTCCTCTAGGGTCGGATACGCCAAAAACGTATCTTTCTCTAGCTTTATATCTAACATTTCCAGTATCGAAATCGCCTTCCATCTTAGTTGTAAGAGGAGCTCTGTCGAAATGCTTCATTCCATTAGGAACATCAGTGATAATGTACCAAGCATCAGTATCTGTTAGGTAATTATTCACTCGATATCCTTGAGGAATCATTCCCATAGAAACGATTGCGTTGATGTCATTGTCAGCTGTTCCAACTCTACCTTGAGATTTCATCAATCTTTCAGCAGTAAATTGAAGCGCAGAAGGAATAATCATTTTAGTTCCTTTAGCTGCAACTTTTAAACCTCTTTCATCAGTTAATGCAGCAATGTCGATCAATGCTTGCTCCAATGAAGTTTCGTTTAAATCTGCTTGAGTAGATAAAGTGTTTTTGAATGTACCCGCAATTGTAGGGTGCGACGTACTGAACAAAGAAACTCCGTCTCCAGAGTCGTAGTTGTCAGTAGTTGGCAATCCTTGAATTAGCGGATTAACAGCTTTAACTTGTTTAGTGTTAGCCATCGACCTTGCTAATGCTTTCGTATAACGAGAAGCAAGTCTGTCATAAAGGTTGTCTTCAATAGCTTCCTCAGTGATTGCAAATGCGAGAGCAATAGTCTCCATTGTGTATCTTGCTGTGAAAGTTTCTTGCGCTTGGTCAAAAGCAACAGCCGAACCTTCTGGCTTAACTCTTGCTTGTGCGAAACCCGATAACATAACTTCTTCTTCAAAAGCTCTGTCGGATGACTCTGTTACGTAAACCTCACTTGATTGGTTTTCGTAACGTTTGTATTCCAGGCCAAATAGTGCATTTAAACCTGGCTCTAGTTCTTTAACTAGTTGATTACGTGATATAGCCATAATTTATAATCCTCCTATATGCCTTTAACGTTATTTCCCAAGATATGTTCATCGATCATCACTCTGAGAGCAAAGCCCTCTTCCGTAATGTCCGAATGATCAGGGTCTTTAGAAACACCGATTATTTTTAACTGAGCTAACGTGTCCGACGTAGTTGCCGATATCTTTGTTTTAGATATAAACAACGGTGTCGTTCCAACTGCTGGTACACTATCTGCGCAACCCCCCACTTCTGCTTGTGCAAAAGAAGTGTCAGCAGACATTATTTCGAACATCTGCAAAGGATTGGAGTTTATAAGTGCCGTAGCATCTGATGCTGCGACAGCATTTGGCCAGTAATTGGACCACGTAGGCTTGTTCGATGTTGGATCAGTGTAAAACGCACCGTTTAGTGAGCCGACGTTATTTGCATCGGTTGCTCCTGATACTAATATTACCCCGTCTGCTGTTACTTGACACATATCTTGATGTGAAATTAACGCAGATGCGGAAGCAATAGACCACTCACTAAGACCGGCATTGTCGTCTGTCTGTCCAACGTTTTTAATGGGTCTCAAACCGAACCCAGTCGTTGACGAATTAGCCATACTTTTCTCCGTTTGATAGATAATAAATTATCTATCGGTTAATGTAATTCGTTGGTTTGAGAATTGTTAAAAAATTAACTATTCCTGTTACCACCGAAGGTTGTACGAGTTTGCCTATCTTGATTGATTGGCATTCTCTTATCCTGATCCTTATGTAAATCGTGTTCTAAAGCTTGATCCCGTTCTTGTGCTAAACCAGCATAATATTTAGAACGTTCGATCGCGATCTCGTTTGGTACTCTTGTCAAGACAAGGCCGCCGTGCCCGATCACCCCTTTATATTTCCCGTCGGTCATAACTGGGTAATCAAGTTCTGGGAATTCATCACCTCTTACGA